GATTATCTTTGCCAGTTAATAGTTGCTTGAGAAATGTTCTCATTTTGCGCGAAGAGCATCAAGTTTATCCTCGATACGGTGAACTGCTTTTAACACCTCATCCCAGCGGCTTGCAAAGTCTTCTTTTTTGACGTAGTTGTCTGCTAGGTGGGTCCGGATGTCAGTCAGGTCGTCTTTCAGATCCTGAACAGCGTTCCAGAGTTCCTTGCAGAACCAGCCGATGGCTACGCAAATTAATGGTAGCACTGTGTTGATGAGGGTTTGGAGATCCATGGTTTAATACTTACCTTGTGCAAATACATTTACAAATACTGTGCCATCTTCTAGTGCTTCTATTTCATGGAACTTGCCAGCAAGAAGATTGATAGGTTGAGTATTTTTATCAGCTATTACTGAAACACCTTCTTGGGTATATTTACAAGAACCATTCATACAAGTAGTTGCATGGGAATAAGCGTGAGAGTGAACAGGGATTCCCTCACCTTTGTTAGCGTGATATACCCTAACAGTTGCACCATCATAAGTAAAGTCGTGTTTAAGAATTGCTGGCTGAACCATATTAAGCCCCTATTGTTTGTAAACCAGTTACTACTGCTTGGTCTGTAGCTGGTTTTGGTGGTTGTGGTTGTGGTTGATTTGTTGTGCAAACAGAGCCATCCCAAGTGAATCCAATATCTGTTACACCAATTTCTTCTACTAAAGTATATTCAGTTGCACCACTTAATAAACCCCATACCATAGCTGGAGTAGTATCTAAAACTAACATTGTATAGCCTTGTGGTGGTGTCCAAGTATTAACATCACCATCCCAAACACAAATATTGTCCACAACATTTGAAGGGTTTACCATTAAATAATTTTGAGTTGTCATTTTTTATTCCTTACCATTCAAAAATTACTACACCAGCCGCACCTGAACCGCCGCTTGTATTACTTGGGGAGTTGGCACCTCCACCGCTTCCAGCACCGCCATAGCTTCGCCCCGATTTTCCATTTTCACTATTTCCAGTTCCAGATGTACCCCCACCACCGCCACCCATAGTAGAACTACCCCCAGCACCACCACTATTAGAATTATTATCAATAATTGATGATCCTCCACCACCACCACCTATATTAATACTTCCACCTGAACCACCCCCACCAGTACCGCCTGTACTTGTACCAGTAGTCGCTGCACCACCTCCACCACCACTAGCTGAAATAGTAGAAATAGATTGTGTTCCTGAAGCTACGGATGATGTTCCACCACCACCTCCAGCACTTCCAGCACCACCACCACCTCCAGCACCTCCAATGGTTACTGCTAAAGTTGCACCAGCAGTTAATCCAGTTAAATATGAAATAGCAGTACCACCACCACCACCTCCAGCACCGCCATAGGGATATGAACACCCATAATTCGCTGTACCAGCACCGCCGCCACCGCCACCAACTACTGTAACTTTAACTGCAGTAACTCCAGTAGGAATAGTAAATGTTCCATTGGATGTAAAGGCTTGACCAAGAACACCCACAGCAGCTGGTAAGCTAACAGCGCCAGTTAAACTATTAACAGAAGTAACACCGCCGTTTGATGCTGTAGTGGCTGTTGCTGCGTTACCACCGATGCTCAAACTAGAAGCTGTGCCGGTTAACCCTGTGCCTGCTCCGGAAAAACTTGATGCGGTAACAGATCCATTTACCAGTAAATTACCTACGCCGGCGTCTGTACTTGTTCCTATGGATACACCACCAGCGGTAGAGATTCGCATGCGCTCAACAGTAGCAGCTTTAAATACCACAGGAGCACCTGCATCAGTACCAAACACAAACAATGTGTTTGTTTGGTCCCAATACATTTGAGCTTTTTCAGTACCATTGTTGTATAATGATAATGTGGTAAATTGCTGCCCACCGTTATCAACGGAAAGGTTATTTGAGTTACCACCTTTGACATACAGTGTTGCTGGTGTGGCTGTTGATCCAATAGATACGTTACCACTAGCATCTTTGTAAACCTGGCCAGAACCCAAGTTAACAATACCAGTACCGCCAGTCAAAGTAGTGCTGTACTGAATAGAGGTTGCGTTTACATAGCCACCAGATAAATTGGTTGCTGTGTACGCTGTTGAGCCGGAGTAACCACTAACACCACTAAAACCACTGTAGCCAGATGTGCCATTGACGCCGCTATATCCTGGAGTGCCTGGAGCACCATTGGCTCCAGAGATACCACTGTAGCCAGACACGCCGTTGGTACCGCTGTAACCACTATATCCTGATGCTGCAGTCGCACCAGAGTAGCCACTGTAGCCAGACAGACCTAAGCCACTATAGCCACTGTAACCAGAAATACCGGATCCACTGTAACCAGAAAACCCACTGCGACCAGAAGTACCAGATAAACCGTTAGTTCCAGACGCACCATCTTGGCCGCTGTAACCAGAAAAACCTGAGAAACCAGAGTTGCCAGTTGGGCCAGTTGAGCCATTAACACCACTATAGCCCGAGGTACCAGAGCCACTATATCCTGAGAAACCAGAGAAACCAGATAGGCCACTAACACCGCTGTAACCACTAAAGCCGGATGTGCCAGAACCAGAATATCCAGAAACTCCTGAACCTGAAAAACCTGAAATACCGGAGAAACCACTGTAGCCAGATACGCCGGAATATCCAGAGATACCACTGTAACCGGATGTACCATTGGTACCAGTACCACCAGAATACCCGCTATAACCAGAAGTGCCCGTAGATGTCGACCAATAAAAGCCGCTGCCGTTGTATCCTAGGTAAGTACCAGATGTCCCTGGCGCTGGCATAAAAGTAGTAGAGCTTACACCGTTTTGGTATGGAATCTGACCGGATGTTCCACCAGAAAGATTGGTAGCCGCCACAGCACCTGCTGCAGAGGCAAGTAACGTTACAGCACCACTGGTGTTTTTAAAATACAACTTGCCGTCGGTGATGTTGATAGCCAACTCGCCACTGACAAGGTTGCCCGATGTCGGGGCTACTCCTGACGTTGAGCTGTAGTAAAGACTAAGCGGTGTGTAGCCTGATTGGGCCATGGTTTATTCCTCTAAATATTTTAAAACTTCTTCTGGTTTTACAAACCGGTCGTTTTTATGTTCGGTGGCTTCCCACCAAATAAACTGATTTTCTACTAAACAAGACCGGTCTTTTAGTAGGTTAATATTTTCTGGGTGTCCAAAGATCAACGGATCAGATGGCCCCCATAACACAATTCCTTTTTTGCCTTCGTCCCAGCCTAGATGCTGCATGAAACTATCAATACTAATCCAAATGCGGCACTCTTTTAGCAGTGTGCGTAATTCTGGTATTGGTAGATTCTTTCTAAAATCTGGTACCAACTGTGTTTCACCCTCTACACCTACTTGGATAATTGGCTCTTTGATTTGCTCAATAAGCTCTTTCCAGTATGGGTAGTTTTTTGGGTTTAAATTACCCGTTCTGAGCTTTTGTGCATACGGCGCTATGATAATCATAGGTACATTTTCCTGTATGCGTTTTCTAAACTATCTTTCCATTTCCACTGTTCCATCTTTTTGTATATGTTCCAAGGATCAATATCGCCAAATATTTGGTATGCTTGGGCTATCGACTTCCCGGGAACCACTTCAGGGTAGCAAGTAAACACTTCAGCATTAGGTATTGAAGGAAGTACATGACTGAATACAATATGGTCACCAAGACCGCAATTGAGAACCACAATGGTTTTATCACGACATCTAAGAATATTTCTAAAAATCTGTTCATCATGTTCATACATTTCCTTCTTTGTCTCGCTGCGAATCCCACCTTCGGGGTTCTTCATGTGCCACGTTATTGCGCCGGGTATTGCCCAGTTAATATAGCCTTTTTGGTGCAGGCTATAGGTAAACAGTGTTTCTTCTCTGTGCGCTACCCGTGACAGACCCAAATTATAATCACACACCCCAGCACGATATAAGAAAGTACAGTGTAGATGCTCAACTTGTCTCCCAATATTAAACTTGCCCCATTGCACATTTGGCTCTGAGTCAATGTTATCAATCTTGCCAGTCACTTCATTTGTATCTGGCATGTACGGTGGGGTTAATACTTGACCGCCAACAGCTCCGGTACTAGGACCTGTAAACCGATAAAGCTCTTCTAACACGTTAGGCTCTGGTATTGCGTCGTCATCACAGCGCCACACCCACTCATACCCCATGCTGTTAGCTCGTTGGTGAATGTGGTGCTGACCTTTTTTGTCAGCAAACAACCACTCCCACGCAATACCCTTGATGTCTAACATCTGGAAAAAGTACTGGTAAATCATCTGACTGCGCATGTCTTGCGGCTCGTCATTATCATCAAAGATGACCAGCTTATCCACTGGTTTTGTCTGATTGATAATAGCGTTTAGTACTAGGGGCAGTGTTGTGAAGTACCGCCCCCGTGTTGCCACGGAGCACAATACTTTACTCACTAGCTGTCCACCTACAGATCATCAGGTTGCAAGGATTC